GCACACGTAGTCGCAGTGTACACAGCCTAAGAACTCATCACTGAGTTCGACAGCGTAACGCCCACAGCCACATACTACAGGAACCTCTACGAGGCTATCTGTTTCGCGGTCGTAGATTACTTGTGTTACCGTATAATCTGCTTGTCTTGGTGACGTTCCTCGGCTGTTACTACCCAGCTCGCCATCCCAGGTTTTGTTTCGTGACCTGAAAATTCTTTGAAATAGTGACTTCCGCCGTCTATTGTTGGACATTGAACCCATAGAGTGTTACCCCAATCTTCTTGTGCATCGTGGTGAAAGTGATGCGTAACTAGAACGTCAGACCCACCTACTGGGTGACGGTTTGCTGCCATTGTTTTGAACCAGTTGAATACTTTGTTGCGGACGCTACCTCCGGCTCCTCTGCCGTAGATGTCGCCATGTGTTACTCCGTAAGTCCAGCCAAGGATCTTGGTTGTTACGGACATTTCTTTTTCAGCTATTTCAAAGCTGACATGCTTGAATCTAGGGTCGTTTTTGCAGGCTAGTTCAGCCATCTCGAACACTAGCAGGTCATCATTGTCACCTATTTCGGTGCGGTTGCCTGTAATTCTGTGTTCACCGTGGTTTCCTGGGGCTACGACTATTCTGACGGTCTTGAAGTGTGGGGCTAGTGTGGCTATTCCGTGTAGGATTGCGGCTACTGTGCCTCTGACTTGTTCGCGACGGTTTCTGTCGATCCCATAGGACTGGTTAGGGTAGATTACACAGCCTTCAACCATGTCTCCACCGCCAATAATTACTAGCTCATCTAGTTTACGCCCGATAAGTCTGAGCTCTTCTACGCGCCTTACAGCACCTTTAAAAGCGGCGTCTAGGCGAAGCACAAGAGCTTCAGTGCCACCGCCCTCACTCTTACCTAACTGCCAGTCAGCCCAATCGAGCACAAAAGTAGACTCAACAGCACCCTTAGGAGCAGGCTTTATTGCAGGCTTAGAGGCAATAGATTTCAGGATGTCAAATACTTCAGCCTGATCTAAAACATCGCCTGCAGTCTTCTTTTTAACAGCAAATAGGTATGAGTGTTTCCAGCGCATAGCTTGGTTGTCTCTATCCCAATACTGTTTGTGGCTTTCACGCAAGACTTTATCAATCTCAACCTGTTCAGGGTTGTGACCAAACATTTTAAGCACTTGTTCATGGCTCATACCTGTTAGTTCAGAAGTCAACACTCCAGTGTTAAATGTTCCGGAAGATCCAACCCAATCTAAAGACTGAAACTGATCTTTACTGTCAGTAGATATAGCTTTACCAGCGCACTTGTTCCGGTGGTTGTTCACAGTAGTCCTGCCTACATCATACATAGAAGCTATCTTTCTGCTTGAAGAAGTAGCGAGCATTAACTCTAATTGTTCGTCAGGCAGTAAATCACAAACCTTACATTTCATCGGTCGACCATCCTTTTCTTAGTGTCGGCATGTGCCGATTGTTTCTCAAATAAATAATACCATGCCTTATAGCATCGTTAGCGTGGCCAAGACCAGGTTTGTGCAGGCCAAGAACTTTAAGTCTACTGTCGTCGCACAAATGTTTTTGTGATGGAGACTGATAGATTAACTCTGTTGGGTGTTCTAAGGCTTCTAGCGCACCAATAATGTAGACAGGTGAAAGGTCAGGAAACTTCACTGAGGTTCTTAAAGTAAAGTTTTCACACACAATAAAATCCCAAGCCCACACTTTAGCATTGTCTTTATGCCAAGCAATCATTCCTGCAAGTCCATTAGGAACTTGCTCAAAATGTTTTAACTCAGCTTCAGTTTCATCAGTGTAATCTATGATAGCCAGACCAGTCTTACCCCCTGGATCTAAAGACAAGATTCTCATCTTTTGTACACCTCTTTACGCATGTGTACAGCCCACGGTAATTCCTTGTAAGCACTAGATTCTACATACTGAAAACATTCTCTAGCTAGCTGGTCTCTGTCACCCATAGAGTATCTTCTGTAGTGATAGTGCACGGCTTCAGTATCTTTGATTACATTCTCAAACAAAGACTTCTTATTGAATAAACTAACTACACTCATTTTGCTCCAAAATGTTTACTGATTGTAGACTGAGCCACACCGGTTAGCTTAGATATCATGCCCTGAGATGTACCCTCAATCAAAACTCTCTCAATAATCTGATACTTTATCTGATCATTGTGTTTACCGTAAAGTATTTCCCTAATGTCTTCTAAAGAGTCTGGGTTTAAGTTACCGCCAGACTTAGAAGACTTTTGAGTGTAGCCACTGATGGTGGTGTAGCTCAGTCTACCCCTGCAAATAGCTTGCATTTGTCGATTAGAAAAGACATTGTATTCCGCAAGATCTTGTATCCTCCAAACTAGCAGTTCTTTCTCCATCCCTTGCGCGTTATCTCTAATAAAAATTGCTAGGTTAATTGCCTGCAATTGATGTGTTGCATTAATTGTCATTTAGTTACCTCCAAATAGGTTCTCATATTTTCTACCTTAACTACGATTCTTGCCTGAGACTTTAATGCATCAATCATCTCATCAAATTCACGCTTACGCTTGTTACCAAACTTCTTGTATGCATCTTCATACTTCATGCGCCCACCTTTAGATGAAAGCAACAGCTCCAGCTGGTCAACTTCTCTCTGCCATTCAGATGCTGAGATAGCACCAGCCATGCGCACAAGATTACGGAACCACTGCTCCGCATAGTGCACAGCAATAAGTACATGCTTTGTTTCTACTTCATCAGACTTGTCATACATAGCTAGTAGCACTGCACACTTCCAGATAGATAGTGCTAGACGCTGACGTGCTGGCTCAATAGATTCTTCGTTGTGGTGACCTTTGCTGTAGTTACCCATGTCCCACTTGAAAGTGTTAAATCTAGCTAAAGCTTCATCAGTCATTCTTACAGGCCTAGGAAACGGTGCGCCTTTCTTCTGCCAATACAGAGTGCTGTCATATAGTGAGCGCACGATAGCTTCCATCTCGTCGTCTTGCTTAACAACTTCTTGCTCGTTAGACTGCTCGATAGCCTCACTCTCATAAGTTCTCTCTGGCGTGTCGGCAATCACATAAACGAAACGAGCAAGGAAACCACTGCGGAAATAATCTACAGTCAAAATCTCTGCAACCTTACTAGTGATACCCATCAAGTACATGATAAAGTTTGTTTCAGCTCGCTCAGACTGCACTGCTTTAACAGATGATGTTGCGCCAGTAGCACGAATAATAACCGGCACATGCCCATCATAAAGCTCTGTAAACTGATCTGCAGCAGCAGCCATATAAGTCTTAGTCACAAACTCCTTGAACATACCCTGGACTTCATCTCGGTGGAACAAAGAAGTTAACTTATCTCTACCAGACAAGTGCTTTACAAGGGCTTCAGCAGTTACGTTAGAACCAATGTCAATCTGGTAGCCAGCATATCTTTCAAAAGATCTCAGCATACGCAACATCAGCTGGCGGCTAGTAGACTTACGTGAAAGAGTTGTCTCACCCAATAGCATAAACCAAACATTCAAACCAAGCTTGCCATACTTAGGCGTAGCATATCCGATGTCAGAAAAACAAGAAGACAGTAGCGTAAACGCACTGGCTATCTGATACTCTACAGCACCATCAGTTTTCTTTTTAGCCCAGTCAACATACTTGTCAATAAAAGTTGGGTAACTCTCAACGACCTTGCGCTCATCATCAGTCAGCAAAGACACAACAACATCCTGAACCTGTGGCTCATCTTCAACTTCGTTAACAACAATACTTACAGTAGGATTAACTTGAAATGTTTGCTGTGCCCTAAGAACTTCACGCCACAAATCACCGTCAGGGTCAGCCCTGCGTGGACGATCAGGTCTAATATACTTGTTACATCTAGAAGCTTTAGCAACAGCAAAAACTTCATCAGCATTCAAACCTTGACGGAACAACTCCAGTTCAAGTTTCCAAAGCATCTTGCTATAGTCTGCGTTAGGTCCAGGGATATCGCTGAACAAAGAAAGAATCTCAGGGTTGCTCTTAATCTTCATGAGCACACCATAAACTTCAGGAGTAATCTCGGGTTTAGGTGCAGTAGATAAATCTAAAACCTTATCAACTTCAACATCCTTGTAAACAGATTCAATTTCTTCAATCTTATAAACTAAACCATTAGTGGTAGCCTCAACCATCTGACTGTCACCATACTTAGTGTTACGGGTTTGTGGGATGCGCAAAAGCTTTGTAGGGTTCCAGCCGGAAAGATCACAGCCCTGATCCTTGTGTGCGTAAGCGATACGCTTAGCAAGCAGGGCTACACGCTGAGGGTCGGCCTCCTTATCTAGCACCCAATACGCATGCCAGCGACCCTCAGAAGTTTTAACACTAACAGTCGGTGCAAGCCTAAAGTTCTTAGGGTCACAAGTATCTGCATCAGCATAAACAGCTGAGACAGTCTTAGCGTTCTCACGGATACGACGTTGCTCATGAAAAAGAATAGGGGAAAAATATACATCGTTACCAGAACGGTTAGACGCGTACTCACACATCTCTTCCATCTCATCTGGGTAGCTAAAAAACTTTTGCACAGTTGGTTGGCCTGCATTATCTTTAGTTACAACAGTTGCATATCCTGAGCCTGTGCCTAGCACTAGTTCAAGAAAACTTTTAATATCCATTTGCTACCTCCATTTATTCTCCTTATTGGTGCCCCGGTCGAGAATCGAACTCGAACTGTATCAGACAAAGGAGTTAAACCTGATACTCCGCCAGTAGGGGCTTGTGAGCAGTTTTAAACCATGCTCAGGGTTGCCCATTACTACCAAATACCGCCAGTAGATGTTGGTGTTGCGCCCATTGACCTTAGAACTGCATCAACGTTACCGCTTGTTGCCGAAGTGAAACCGCCAACATTGTTTTCGTCCTCACCCGACATTGAGTTTGGGACTACAGTAACTTTAGCTCCGATTGCTTTACCCAAAAGTTCTTGGATCTCCGGAACCTGGAAGTTACCAGCTTTCATGTCGTAACCCAAAGCAGTGAAGAACGCCTGAGTTTTCCAGAAAGCCTTACCTGTGTACAGTGGAATGTAAGTAAACAGACGACGGTTAGCATACTCCTCACCGTCAGCAACCTTTAGCTGAACTTTCAGCTGTGGCTTACCTGCGTTTTCCCCACTCTTAACTTCGGTTAGTTCCGCAGAAAAGATAGTGGTTGAATATGTACCCTTAGGTAGAGCCTCGTAAGACCCTGTGTTTTGCTCTGTCAAGTCTCCGCTTGAAATGTTAATGATTGTCATTATTTGTTACCTCCTATAGTTTTGATTTCATCGATGATTTTTTTGATGCTTGGTGCATACATTTTTGGTGCAAGACCGAAACGATTACCAGTAACGAGTCGATCTGAGGACTGCAAGTATAGCACACGTTGCATGCCGTCCTCGGTTTTTTCACTGGTTAGATAACCAATGATGTCAGGGATAGCTGGTAGCGTACCCTTAGATGAGCCAGGGAGCATTGGAATAGTTTTAACTGCGCCAGTGTTCTCGTCTTTCTCATCCTGTGCGTGAGTAACAATGATTGATAGGAACGGTGCTCCATGGAATGCACGAATAAAATCATTCGTCCAGTTCTTAAGATCACCCCAACGACCAAACTTGTTGTTTTTGTTTTCAGGCTTTTCGCCAAAGAACTTTTCTGCTCTATCCATGCAGACACCAAGTGTGTCGACAACAACTGTCTTGTACTTGTGTGGCTGTGAAGTTAGAGTGGTGATGATTGCCTGAAACTTTTCGTGTG